TAAACCGCCTTCTTATTATGATGTTTTGTTTGAAAAGGAGAATCCCGGAGTTTTTTCCGATTTGGTTGCGCAGCGTGAGCTTGATATGGCTGTTTTGCAGCGCGCTAATCATTTGGAGTTTTGGCCTGAGCGGATGGCGGTTAAGGAAACTGTTCAGCTTGCTCGTTCTAATATGTTGAAAAGGACTTTATCATGATGCATAAGAATCGTTCTGTTGATCCTCATAAGTTTGCAATGATTCCTCGCGCGGATATTCCTCGCGCTTCGTTCGATCGTCAGTTTGCCCACAAGACCACGTTTGATGCTGGTCAATTGATACCTGTTTACGTCGATGAGGTTTTGCCTGGTGATACTTTTAATCTTCGGATGACTGCGTTTGCCCGTTTGTCTACTCCTTTGTTTCCGATTATGGACAATATGAAATTGTCTAGTTTTTTCTTTTTTGTGCCCAACCGTTTGGTTTGGTCTAATTGGAAGAAGTTCATGGGTGAGCAAGCTAATCCCGCTGATTCTATTTCGTATGTTGTTCCGCAGCAGGTTTCCCCCGCTTCCGGTTATGCTGTGAATTCGTTGCAGGATTATATGGGTTTGCCGACGGTTGGTCAAGTCGGTGCCGGTAATACGGTTTCGCATTGTGCGTTTTTTACCCGTGCTTACAATTTGATATGGAATACGTGGTTCCGTGATGAGAATCTTCAGAATTCGGCTGTTGTCGATGTGGGCGATGGTCCAGATGCTTCGCCGTCTACCAATTATGTGATTAAGCGGCGTGGTAAGCGCCATGATTATTTTACGTCTTGTTTGCCTTGGCCGCAAAAGGGCGGTACGGCTGTTACTTTGCCTTTGGGTACTTCTGCTCCTATCAAGGTTGATACCTTTGCGGGTACGAATTACGATGGGCAGAATTATGTTGCTAAGCGTGATGGTGGTGTGTATTATCATGCGTCGTCGGTGTCGTTGGCTAATGCTGGTACTAATTGGTCGGATGGTGATCGTGCAAATCTGTATGCCGATCTGTCGTCGGCGACGGCGGCTACTATTAACCAGTTGCGTCAGTCGTTCCAGATACAGAAATTGTTGGAGCGTGATGCGCGGGGCGGTACTCGTTACACAGAAATTGTGCGTAGTCATTTTGGCGTTGTTTCCCCCGATGCGCGTTTGCAACGTCCTGAATATCTTGGGGGTGGTGTTTCGCCGGTTACTATTACGCCTATTGCTCAAACTTCCGGGACGGGTATTACGGGAGGTTCTACGGCTCTTGGTAATCTTGCGGCTGTTGGTACTACGCTTGCCAATAATCATGGTTTTACCCAGTCGTTTACTGAACATGGGGTAGTTATTGGGCTGGTGTGTATTGATGCGGATTTGACCTATCAGCAAGGGCTACCTAAGATGTGGTCGCGGTCTACTCGGTATGATTTTTATTTTCCGGCGTTTGCGATGTTGGGTGAGCAGGCTGTTCTGAATAAGGAAATTTATTGCAAGGGTGATGCTAATGATGCTTTGGTGTTTGGATATCAAGAGCGTTGGGCGGAATACCGTTATAAGCCTTCGATGATTTCGGGTTTGTTCCGTTCTACTTCTGCGGGTACTATTGATCCTTGGCATTTGGCGCAGAATTTTACTGCTCTTCCTACTTTGAACAGTACTTTTATCGAGTCTAATCCTCCGGTGTCTCGTGTTGTTGCTGTCGGTGCGGCGGCTAATGGTAAGCAGTTTATTTTTGATTCGTTTTTCGATTGTGTTACTGCTCGCCCGATGCCTCTTTACTCGGTTCCCGGTCTTATTGACCATTTCTGATCATGGATTTAGGCGGTTTAGGCGGTCTAATTGGCGGCGGTGCGGGGTGGCTCTTTGGAGGTCCCGCTGGTGCTGCTGTAGGCGCTCAAATTGGCGGCGGCATTGATACCAATGCGCAGAACAGGAATTCGGCTGAGCAAGCTCAGGCTTTTTCTGCTCAACAGTATGCTACGCGTTATCAAACTCAAGTTGCCGATATGAAGGCGGCCGGTTTGAATCCGATGCTGGCATATCAACAGAGTCCCGGTTCTTCTCCGACGGGTGTTACATACCAAGCGCAGAATCCGTTTTCGGATACCTCGAAGCATGTTTCTAATATTGCGTCTGCTGGGCAGTCGAATGCTTTAGCCAAGCAAGCCGAGGCTACGGTGGGACGTATTGGTCAGGAGATTGTTAATCTCAAGACGGATAATGAGAAGGGTATTGCTGTTATTAAGAATCTCGGCGAGGAGTATCAGAATCTTGTTAAGCAAGGTTGGAATCTTACTGAGATTGGTAATCAGCTTCGCGCTTCGGTGTCTTTAATGCGTGCTCAAACTATTTCCGAACAGTTTCGGCCTGCGTTGTTGGCTGCCCAGGAGTCGGTTCAGCAGCAGCTGGCCAGGTTGCAGAAGGAGCAAACCTCTCTTACTGCTGTTGATGTTCGTGCGGCTGAGTCGTTTGGTGAATTGGGTAAGACTGTCGGCGCGTTAGAGCCTTTTCTTCGTTTGTTGTGGAATATTTTCAGGAGGTAATATGTCTAAAGTTTTTCTTCGTACTGAGTTCAATTATTCTATGGACGATGTTTCACGTGAAACAGGGTTGGAGTGTAAGGATGATTCCCTTGCTGTTCAGTCTGCGCGTGATGAGACTGATATTAATACTATCGTCCGTCGTTTTGGCCTTACTGGTGAGCTTCCCGGTGATTTGGACATGCCCCAATCGGGTGATTATAGTGGTGTTACTGATTTTCATTCTTCTATGAATGTTGTTCGTAAGGCCCAGGAAGAGTTTATGCGTGTTCCGGCTGAGATTCGCGCTCGGTTTAATAATGATCCGCAGCGATTTTCTGACTTCTTCAATGATTCTCAGAATCAGGAAGAGGCTATTCGTTTGGGTCTTGCTACTCGCAAGCCCGTTGTTGTCCCGCCCGAGCCTTTGGCCGTGCGGGTTGTTGATCCTACGCAGTAGGATGTAGCGAAGCGTAACGGTTTTCTTCATTGATAAACCGGCTGTTTGGGGAGCGATTAGCTCCCCTTTTTGTTTTCTACTTTATAGTTTTTTTCTATTGTGTTTGTTTTGTAATTGTTTTATTTTTCTTGTTTTTATTTTTATTTGTGTTATTATTTCTCCTGTAGCGATGGTGCTACACTATTGGAGTTTATTATTATGGCTACTGCTACTAAGTATGTTTTTACTACTCAAGACCGCAAGGTGCTTGTGGATGCGTTGGAGACCCAACGCGCTATGTATGCTCGTGCTGCTCGTGCTGAGAAGTTCGACGCGGTTCGTGAAATTAAGGAGCATGCGGCTCAATATTGCGTTAATTTGGCCGCTAAGATTGCTTCTGCTGAATTGGAGTTGTGATTATGAAAGTTATTGTTGCTATTAAGGATACGGCTGCCCGTGTATTTGGCACTCCGTTTGTCGTTCAGGCTTCGGCACAGGCGGTGCGTTCTTTGCGTGATGAGGTGAATTCCAAGGAATCTACTTCCGATGTTGCTCGTCATCCTGATGATTTCGAGCTGTACGAGATTGCTTATTTTAATGATCTTTCGGGGGATATTAATTATCCTTCTGATGACGCTTATCCACGTTTGTTGTGCCGCGCTAAGGACTTGAAAGAGTCCGATTAGTTGGCTAATATGGGTTCTAGACCAGTTTTCTACTTGATGTAACTGGTCTAGGTGACACCTTCTTGGTGTCTATGTTTGGTTCAACTTTTTAAAGGTGATTTTCATGAAACCTGTTTCTCGTTCTCATGTGAATAAGCATCGTTCCGCGAAGCAGTTCAAGCGTAATACGCGGACTGTGGCTGCTGCTAATACTGCTGGCGGTCTAATGCGTGGTGGCTGGCGTCTCTAATGCCTTGCTACCATCCTATGCCCGCAGTGCGGATGTCGGATGGTTCTGTTAAGTTTATTAGTCGTAATAAGCGTGGTGTCGAAGGTGATATCCAATTACCCTGTGGACAATGTATCGGTTGTCGTTTGGAGCGGTCGCGTCAATGGGCCGTTCGTTGTTTGCATGAGGCCTCGCTTCATCAATCAAATGCGTTTATCACGCTGACTTATGATGAGTCGTCTATGCCTGCTGGCGGTTCTTTGTGTTACCGAGATTTTCAACTGTTTATGAAGCGGTTGCGTAAGGTTGTCGGTAAGGTCACCTTCTATTGTGGAGGTGAGTACGGTGAGGAGCTTGCGCGTCCTCATTATCATGCGTGTATATTTGGTTACGATTTTCCCGATAAGGTATATTTTAAAAAATCTTCGGACGGTTCAAAGTTATATACTTCCGAGTTGCTTTCTAAGTTATGGCCTCATGGTTTGTCGTCGTGTGGTTCGGTTACGTTTGCTTCTGCCGCTTATATTGCGCGGTATTGTGTGCAAAAGGTTAACGGTGATCGTGCTAAGGCGCATTATGAGACTATTACTGAGGATGGTGAAATTATTGATCGGGTTCCTGAGTTTAACCATATGTCTCTTAAGCCTGCTATTGGTAAGCGTTGGTTAGAGCGTTACCAAACTGATGTATATCCTCGTGATTATGTTGTGGTGAATGGCGTTAAGACTAAACCGCCTTCTTATTATGATGTTTTGTTTGAAAAGGAGAATCCCGGAGTTTTTTCCGATTTGGTTGCGCAGCGTGAGCTTGATATGGCTGTTTTGCAGCGCGCTA